TCGCGCGGCATGACGCCTGAGTCAGATCTGCCTGTACGCAAGCCTGATGGCTTGGACTCATCAGACGCGAGTGATGTGATTGATGATGGCGGCGATAGCGTTGACGTCGCTGATAGCGGTTCAGACATTGCTGATGCGATAGATTTTGCAAGCAGAGGCGGACGCATCGGTTTTGCTGATGGCGGCAGTGACGATCTTGATCCGCGTGACAAGAACAACGGTGCGCTTGGCGAGTCAGTAGAGTTTGCGCCAGCCCCAGAGCGCAGATCCATCGAAGAGCATTATCCAAAGCCAGACAACGGCACAGATCTCTACGCCATCGCGCATGATCCGCGCGAAGAGCCGATGAAACGCTACGGCGCAATGGGCGCAGGCATGGCTGGCGATATTGCCAATGGCATGTGGGATCAGGTCAAGAAGCCTGGAGAGGCGTTGCGTGGCGAGTATGATCCAAGCGGCGGTAGAGGCGTTGGTGCATCTGACCAGGCAGTGAAGGATGCCGTCGGCATCTCGATGATGGGCCTTGGTTCAGGTACGGCGTTTAACAAGGTGCCCGATGGCGCAATCGGCATGTTCGCCGGCCAACGTGCAAAGACGGCAGACCTCGATGCATTAAAGCGCGCGCAAGAGATGGCGACGGGCACAACAAAGCCAAAGCCATACGGTGATTTGTTTGAAGGGCAGATACAAGAGAAGCCTGCCTATATGGACAAGATCACGCGCGATACCGGCTGGCATGCCTGGGGTCCAGACGGCAAACCTGATTGGGCGTTTGAGATTGCTGACAACACGGCGAAGTACAACCCGAAAGCAGGCCTGGCGCATTCGATTGAGGCTGATCTCCCGTCGTTGCAAACCCAGAACCCGAATGTCTCAGAACCTGCGCTGCGTCGTTATCTGGAAGACAGAGCAAACAAGTCTGGCTTCATGGCTCCGCTTCATACGATGCTCGATCATCCAGAGCTGTATGACGCCTATCCGCATCTTAAAGACACGCTCGTCTATATTGATCCGCCAAACAAAAGCAGCGGACGTCAGAAGCTGCTCGATCCAAGCGCGCGCGGCGCGTATCACCATGAGTCTTACCCAAAGCCCGATGGCACAAGAGAGAATGTCATTGCGCTGAAAAAGGCTGTCGGTATGTCGCCGAATGAAGGCCTGACGACGCTTCTGCATGAGATCCAGCATCACATCCAAAAGCACGAAGATTGGCAAGGCAAGGGCGACAACTGGAAGAATGCCGGCGAGAATCCTGCAACGAGTCCTCACTGGGAACGCTGGAATAAGTCAGACAAGACTGGTTCAGAGCCCAATAAAACATACAGCCAGGTAATGACCTACCTGCTTAATGGCGGCGAGGCACAGTCGCGCAATACGCAACTGCGTCAAAAGATGACGATGGAAGAGCGTCGTCTGGATGAGAACCATCCATACCTGACGATCCCATTAACGCCGTATGAGCGCAACAAAAAGACCGAGCACTTTGCTGATCCGGCAGACATCCATTATCGCGCTGATGGCGGCGCTGTTCCAAGACGCGGCTATGCAACGAATGGCGCAGTAGACGGTGAAGTGTCGTTCGCGCCAGACGATATGCCTGCGCCAGAAGAGTCGCATAAGAAGTACGCCAACGACCTTCCGATCATGGCGCGCGACAATCCGCAAGAGCACATCAACGAAGCACTCGATATCGCAAACCGTCCGCAACCCGACGCGCATTCATTCGTGCAGCAAGAGCTCAATACGGGTGAGAAACAGGTGCCGCAATACGATCCTGACGCTGGCGCTAAGACCGCAACCAAGGCGGCTCTTACGGGTTACGGAATGACGAATGCTGGCGGCGTACAAGACGCGCTCGGCGCAATGCCAGATGGCGAAGGCGGTTATAATCCGTCGCTATACGACAATATCCGCAAGGGCAATTACGCTGACGCTGGCTTCCAGGCGATGGGCGCGCTTGTGCCTGGCGCAGGCGGTGTGGCTGCCAAAGTCGCCAAGGGCGCTAAGGCTCTCAAGGGCGCTGATGCTGTTGCTGATGCAGCCAAAGCTGCCAATGCGGTTGCTGATACAACAAAGGTCGGCGAAGCGTTCAAGCCTGTTGCGCCAAAGATCATACGCCCCAACGAGATTGATACGCCAACGATCCGCCATATCCTGGGCGGCAATGGCTATACGGATATTCCAGAAAGCGCGTTGTTCTTTGATCGTATGAATGAGCCTGCCAGGATTCAGACGCCATCGACGCTCGCCGGCAATTTCCGTGACGCTGTCAAAGAGCATCTGAATATGAGTCGCATGGATCGTGCGATTAACAGCAAGGCTGCGCTCGATAAGCTTCTCCCATACATCGGCAAGAAGGATGGCGAGCCAATTGATTTGCTGACGCAAAACGCCAAGCTTGCAAAGTCAGCCAAAGAGCTCGGACCGATTATGCCAGGCGGCCTTGGTATCGACACCTGGGGTCTGTCACTGTCTCCTGCGATGCAGTGGGGCAAAATGAATCTGTGCTCGCATCACGCACCATGCTGGCTTGACTGCCTGGGCAAAAAGTCAGGCGGCTACGCGCTCGAAGGCGGCATGAACGATAGTTACAAGTGGAATCTGCCGCGCGGTAACAGCATGGCGCGCACGATCGCCATGATGCAAGAACCTCGCGCATTTGCGGTACGGTTGTTGGATGAGCTGAACAGTACGAGTCACAAGGCCAACATGAAAGGCGCATTGCTTGGCGCGCGCCTGAACACGCTTTCTGACTTGCACCCATCCGTATGGAAACCGTTCCGCGATGCCCTGCCAGAGGCGACGTTCTACGACTACACCAAGGTGCCAGGTCTGGTTGCGCGTGATTCAAACCATCATCTGACGCATTCGAGCTCCGGCATATCAACGAAAGCGGTACACAATCCGAATGCTAATTGGCTCGGACCAAACGGCATGCGCGCGCGATTAGATGCCGGCGACAATGTTGCCGTACCGTTCAGTCAGAAGAATGTTAAGCCAGAGTGGATCCACGACGAAGAAACCGGTCGTCGGTACAAGGTTGTCGATGGCGATACGCATGACTTTAGACCGCATGACAAGACGCCAGATGGCGAGCAAGGCGTGATCATCGGCCTGGGCAAAAAGAACCAGGGTGTGTCTGCCGAATTAGCGCCGCGCAACTCGAAAGGCTTCTACTGGGATTACAACCCAAAGAAGCATGGCGACACCGTCTCTGTTCCTGATCAGAACCAGTTTGCGAAGGGTGGACGCGTTAAGCCGCGCGTCGATGAAGCTACATTCATGGAACAATTCCACAACCACGATCACTTTGTCGATACCGGCAAGAAAGAGATCGAGGATTGGTGGACGTTACCAGTAACAAAAGGATCTGCGCGCAAGCGTTGATAGCGGGACGCCGCTTTAATCTCTGGAGAAGTACGATGTCGTTAATTACAGGAAAACAATCCCAGGAGAATGCGAGAGCAAAAGCTGCGCGTCTTACTGGCGGATCGAATTCGCAAAAGCCTTTCTATGGAGCTGGCGTATTTGATGCAGATAAGAAAACCGGCAAACAGCCAACAACGAAGCCTAAATTCAATGTTGGCGGCAAGGTCGAAGGCAAGGCTGCCGAAGCGCGCGCCGATCGCGTTGCACGCAAAGCTGGCGGCCGTATTAAAGCGAAGACAACAATCAATGGGCTGACATCTGAGAAGACTTCAAAGATCGCCACAAAGGTTGGCTCGCCAAAAAGCATGTCTTTACAGAAAGGCGCTGATGACGCGTTGAAGGTCTCTGCCGTCAAGAAAGCATTGACGCCGAAGAAAGACGTTAAGCCGATGAAGGCTGCGCCAGAGACAAAGCCTGTGGACGTCAAGGATCCAGAGTTCGACGATAAAGCAATTGCCGATACGATGGCGTCTGATGAAGACACAAACGACAGCGGTGAAGCGTTGAAGCGCGGCGGTCGCGCCAAGCGTGCTTGCGGCGGTACGATGAATGACGGCCCAGACAAAGAGAACGACAATGACGCTGACGATAAGATGAATCGTGGCGGTCGTGCAAAACGCGCATTCGGCGGTACGCTCAATGGCGATCATAAAGGCAAAGGAAAAAAGAGTGGCAAGACGAATATCAATATCGTCATTGCTGCGCCTCAAGGCGGACAAGACGCGGCTGCGCAAGCACCGCAATCTGCTCCCCCTCGCGCTGTTCCACCGCCAATGATGCCACCGCCAGGCGCAGGTGCTCCTCCAATGCCGCCTCCAGGTGGAATGCCAATGCCTCCAGGCGCAGGCGCTCCTCCTCCAATGCGCAAGGCTGGCGGACGGGTAATGGCTGGCGCTGGTTCTGGACTTGGTCGCTTGCAGAAAGCGCGTGCAATCTAAGAGTAGTCTCTCGCGTTAAGGGCGGACATCTGGCGAGAGCTGGAGCGGATCGGAGCAGGGGGTTCTGATCCGCTCTTTCCACAAGCAGGGATTCATATGGGAAGCTTTACGAGATTTGACGTCTACGAGAACGAGCTGCGCGTTCTTCTTGCAGATGAGCTAGACCGCCTGAAAGACGAGATGGCCACAGGTCTGTTGAAATCTTTTGAAGATTATCGGCACGTTACTGGAAAAATCGTTGGATTGCGCACAGCCTTGGAGCTGATGGATGAGGCAGCTCACATCACGAACAAGAAGATTGGCGCGTAAACGAGTATCCTAACCAGTAGTGGACAATGGCGTATGTAAAGATCGAGCACGAGGTCGATCCAAAAGAAAAACTATTAGCAGACATTGGAGATCTATCAGGCATACAGGTCTTCAACAATAACGTCCTGGTTGCTGTGTATCAGCGCCCGACGACGATGACGCTTGGCGGCAAGAAATTTCACCTCTCTGACAAGACGGTCGATGAAGATCGTTATCAGAGCAAGGTCGGGCTTATCGTAAAGCTCGGTTCAAGCGCATTCCACGATGAAGATGGAACATGGTTCCAGGGCATCGAAGTCAAACTGCACGATTGGGTCGTACTGCCACCGGCTGCCGCAACGAGCATGCTGGTGAACGGCGTTCTCTGTCGTCTTGTCGCAGATACGTCGATCAAAATGCTGATCAACGACTGTGACACGGTTTACTGATGGAGGGCGCTATGGCTGACGAAAAGAATGCTGACGCTGATCCAAAGGCAGAAGCTGAAGACAACATCGACGATCAAGTAACCGACTCTGTCTCGCAAGAAGATGACGGGATTGATCCTGAAGACGGCATCGAAGAGCTAAAACGCAGTCTCGCAGAGCAAAAGCGCCAGGTAGAAGAGGCGCAGCGTTTGCGTGCAGAGGCAGAACAGCGTGCGTATCAAGCGCAGATAGAGGCGCAGCGCAGCTCGCAAGAGGCCAAGAACGCCAACTACAACCAGATTGTTGGCACGATCAATCAGCTTAGTGAACGTGAGAAGTCTCTCATGGCTGCCTGGGCTGAAGCCAAGAGCATGGGCGATTACCAGAAAGAAGCAGAGATCCAGAAAGAAATGCTGGTCACTGCGAATTACCTGGAGCGTCTCAACAAAGGCAAGGATGCGCTAGAGAACGAGATGAAGCGTCCGGTCCAACCGGTTGCTCCTCCAATTGCTGACCCAATCGAAGATGCTGCATCGAGGATGTCGCCATCGTCGGCTGCGTGGATTCGTGCGCATCGCGACTTCCTATCAACGGGTCGCAATGACTTGCTTGTGAAAGCGGCGCATACCAAGTCGCAAGCACTCGGCATCACTGTCGATACGCCTGATTACTTTGCCTTCATCGAAGAAGAGGTCGGGTTGCGTGGCGCACCGCGTCGCAGCGCAAAACGTGACGACGATTACGAGGACGATGATGGACCAATGTCGAGCGCATCGGCTCCCCAGGCGCGTCGATCTGTATCCCCGCCATCTGCGCCTGTTTCCAGGGGCGGTCAGCGTAGAGGTACGATCACGCTGTCGGCAGAGGAGCGTGAGATCGCAAAGATATCCGGCCTCACTGATGAGCAATATTACGCGAACAAAATGCGCGACAAGAAAAGGGCGAGCTAATGAGCGAAGAAGACAAGATCAAGGTGGTGCTCAAGCGCCGTCACGAAAGCGATGAAAACGTCGCGCCAAAACAAGCGGGGCCAGCGCGTCCGCCATTGCGCGAAGAAGATTCGCTTGCATCGGCTAAACGACGCGCGCAAGAGCTCCGCGATCATGGGCTAAAGTTCCATGCAAGCGAAGACGAATTCGACGTCTCTCATATTGAGAAGCCAGGCTGGAAATATCAGTGGTGTACCTGGTCCGTCTATGAACAGCGCCAGGTAACAAACATGATGTCCGTTGAGGCGCGTGGGTGGCAGCCTGTACCGCTCGAAGAGCATCCAGAAATGATGCCACGCGATTACGATGGCGAGGCCATTATGCTGAAAGGCTCGATCCTCATGCGCATTCCGCGCGAGATCTACGACGAGTACACCCAGGCAGAGCTGAAAGCCGCTCGTGATCAGGTACGCTGGAAAGAGCAAGCAATTGCCGGTACGCCTGATGGCACATTGCCGCGCGACCATGCGCAAGCGAAGCCACGAATTAAGAAGGGTTATGCGCCGATACCGATTCCAGATTGATATCGGATTCGACATGAAGGGCGGCATCGTTGCCGCTCTTTACAGCTCGGTGGACTAATAATAATTTTCAACGAGCTAAATGCTGTCGCGCCTCCCCGCTGTGAGGCGTTAAACCCAGAGCTGCACTGTCGGCTCTATCATTAGGCTACAGGATTCGCCCCGCTGTGTGATGACTGAGTCTTCCGTAATAGGGAGAATCCGTCATGGCGAACTTGAATACGCCGTTTGGGTTCCTACAATATCGCGGCACCGGTTCGTCACCGACTTATGAGCAAGTCGTTGCGCGCATTGCTGCAAACAATACAACTCCAATCTTCTACGGCGACGTCGTTGACTTCGTGACGCCTGCTAATGGCTACATTAAGCAAGGCACGCCAGGCACAGACACGATCGCTGGCATCTTCATTGGCTGCAAATATCTTTCTGTCAGCCAGAAGCACACTGTTTGGTCCCGCTATTGGCCGGGCTCTGACGCTAACGGCGATGTTGAGGCTTACCTCATCAACGATCCGAATGCGCAGTTCCTCGTACAGGCTGGCGCGACAGCAATTGACGCTTCGAAGATCGGTCAGAACATCCAGTTCAATGCTGGCGTTGGCAACGTGAACACCGGTACGTCCGGCGCTTATGTTGAGAACGTAGGTTCGGCTGCGACTCTTCCTTTCCGCATCGTTGCTCTCGACACGTTCCCACCCGGAGCGCCTGGCACCGATCCGACGACACCGTACAACCGCGTGATCGTCGCCTTCAACAACGTCATCACGCGCAATAACGGCGCTGTGACCGGCATCGCGTAAGGGGAGAATGAAACATGTCAATTAATCTCTCGCAGATTAAAGACCTGCTCCTTCCTGGCCTTCGCGGCATTGAAGGAAAGTACGAGCAGATCCCAAGTCAGTACGACAAGATCTTCACCAAGCATGACTCGAAAATGGCTGTCGAGCGTACCGCTGAAATGCGTTACCTCGGTCTCGCTCAGTTGAAAAACGAAGGCGGTCAGACAGCGTTCGACAATGCGTCAGGTGAGCGTTTCGTATATAATCAAGAGCATACGGAACTGGCTTTGGGCTACAGTATAACGCGCAAGGCTGTGGACGATAACCTCTACAAGAGTCAGTTCGCTCCATCCAACCTGGGCCTGATGGAATCTTTCGCGCAAACGAAAGAGATCTATGGCGCAAACTTGCTCAACACTGCAACGGTTTATAACCCAGCGGTTGGCGGTGACGGCCAGGCTCTTTGCTCGTTCAACCATCCGATCGACGGTGGCGTTGTTGCTAACCGTCCTGCAACGGACGTTCAGCTCAACGAAGCAACATTGCTTAACGCAATGATCGGCATCCGTACGGGCTTCCGTGATCAGGCTGGCCTGAAGGTGTTTGCGCGCGGTCGTCGCTTGATCGTTCCACCTGCACTTGAGCCAACTGCTATTCGTCTTTTGAAGACGCAATTGCGCCCAGGCACAGCGGACAACGACGTCAACGCGATCGTCGAGACCGCAGGTGGTTTGCCAGAAGGATTCATGACGGCAGACTTCCTAACGTCACCATCAGCTTGGTTCTTGCTCACCAACATCGACGGCCTGTCGTACATGGAGCGCGTAAAGTTCGAAACTGACATGAGTGTCGATTTCGTCTCAGATAATCTCTTAGTGAAGGGATATGAGCGGTATTCGTTCGGGTATTACAATTTTCGTAGTATCTGGGGATCTTTCCCTGTCTAAGAAACACGGCGGGAGCCTCTGATTTCATGCTCCCGTCTTCAATATTCCCGGGATTTAGCCGCACAGACAGTCCGGGCTGACGCTGTGCAGACTGCGCGGCCAACCCTCGCACAGGAGGTTTATAATGCCTAGAACCCACTTCTCTGGCCCGATCACGGCAGGAAGCATCCGTGATACGTCAGGCGTAACAGTCGGTGTAGATGTATCAAATCGCGGTTATGCTACGCTTACGCAAGTCGCCAAGATCACTGAAACTGGCGTTGCTCAAGCAATCAACATTGTCATTCCAGCAAACAGCACAATCGTCGCCATCAGTTCTTATGCTGAGACTGACTTTGCATCTCAGTTATCACTTGGCGTGACAGCGGCTGCGAATGAACTTGTGACTGATGGCATCTGTGCTGCGGGTGTTACGCAGATCAATGCTAGCACGGACATATGCGCGATGGTTTGGCTGAATACAGGGCCAAACGACTTGCAGGTTTACGCCAAGAGCGCTGCTTCCGGCATAGGCGTTGGGTACATCTCCGTCACGTATGCGCAGGCGCTTAACTTCGTTGAATAAGGATTACGATCATGGGTGAATACAAAGGCAAAGATCACTTTCCTGAAGCTGAGTCCAAGGAAGAGTCATTCAAAAAGGGTGGCAAAGTGAAAAAGAAAGCTGGCGGTAAAGTTTCCAAAAAGGAAATGAAATGCGAAGGCGGCAAAGCCGCTGCGCGCGCGGATCGTCCTGCACGCAAGTCAGGCGGTGCTGTGTTCTCTGCGGCTGCTTCTGGTACGCCTCGCGGAAAACAGTCTCACTACTAATCGCTGCTCGATGACAGCGATGCTCGCATAGCGAGTGCGGGTGGGCTCCAATCCACCCGCGATCTTATCCACGGAGATATTTATGCAGCCGATACACATTTCCATCCCTGCGAATTCACCGGCTGGCACATCTTCGCAATGGGTACGCCTTGATCAATGGACAGTTGGAGACGTCAACGTCCAAATCATCGTCAACGGCACAGTAAATTACACCTTGCAGCAAACATTTGACGACCCGAACGACCCTGTTGCGCCAATAGACTCAGCAAATGTCGTTTGGTTCGATTCATCTGACGCAAATGTGGTGAATGCTTCGACAAACCAGCAAGCGCAGGTTTATCCGCCACCCGTTTTTGCACGAATTCTTCTCAATTCCGGTAACGGATCGCTCCGCGCGACGTTCGTACAGACCGGCAATGTCACTTACTGATCGAAAATAACCGCGTTTTTTGCAGATTTCTTGCAATTTGGAGCTCTAAATGTCCGACGAAGTCAAAAATGTAGCCGGTCCTCAACCGAATGCGACCGTTACGACCGTAAATGGCAAGCCTGGACCAACTGTCGTGTTAAACGGCGACGATATTGGCGCTCCAGGCAAGAATAATAGCACGCTCGGCACTGTTAAAGCCGGTACAAACATCACAATTGATGTTGACGGTACAATCAGCGCTACAGGAACGCTTGGTTCTGCCTGGGCAAATGTTACTGGCAAGCCTTTTGACACGATCGGCACCGGTTTGACCGTCACGGGCGGCGCATTGAATGTTACGGGCGGCGGCGGATCGGTTGATTGGTCTGCAATTACGAATAAACCAACGACATTCACGCCTACGCCTGCTAATGGCGCGACATTGGGTGGTGTAAAGCAAGGCACCAACATTACGATTGCTTCTGACGGCACAATTTCAGCGACAGGCTCGCTCGGTACCGATTGGAGCAACATCACCAACAAGCCATTTACGTCTATCGGTAGCGGCCTGACGGTTACTGGCGGCGTATTAAGCGCCAATGGCGGTGGTGGTTCAGTTGATTGGACAGCGATCACTAACAAGCCTTCAACATTCCCTGTTGCTATCGGTGGCGTAGATCAGCTTGGCGGGTTTAAGGTCGGCGCTGGTTTGAATGTTCAGCCCGATGGCACATTGTCAGCGCAAGCAACGGCACCAACATGGGCAGAGGTCACTGGCAAGCCTGCAACATTCCCTGTGGCTCCTGCAACGAAGTCTGCATTGGGTGGTGTTATTGCTGGAACGGGCGTTAATATCGACGGCTCTGGCGTTATCAGCGTAAGCAGCGCGGCTCCGACATGGAACGACATTACTGGCAAGCCTGCCACGTTCACGCCTCCGATTGCATCTGACAAACAGCTTGGCGGCGTTAAGGAAGGCGCTGGTATCAATATCGAGGCAGACGGCACGATTAACACTGTGCAGGCTGCGCCTTACTGGAATGAGGTTCTTGATAAGCCTGCGGTGTTCCCGGTTGCGATTGCAACGAATGACACGCTTGGCGGTGTGATTGCTGGTCCCGGTGTTTCGATCACTGAGGCTGGCGAAATTTCTGTTCGCACGACGCCTCCTGCTTGGGATGAGGTCACGGACAAGCCGGAATATTTCCCGCCTGTTATTGCGTCTTCATCTGTTGTTGGTGGCGTCAAGTCCGGCACGAATATCTCGATTGATCCAGATGGCACGATCAATGCGGCTGCGATTGATATTCCGATTGCCTCTCCATTTACGCTCGGCGCGATCAAGGTGGGCAATGGTCTGACAATCCAAGAAGATGGCACATTAGGCACAGAGTCTGCGGCGCCATATTGGACAGAAATTGTTGGCAAGCCTGATGTCTACCCGCCATCTATTGCGGCTGACGGTGTTGTCGGCGGCATTATGCCGGATGACAATTTCACGGTGTCGCCAAGCGGACTGATCTCCGGCAAGCCATTTACTGGCCGTCCATTTGCGGTCGTTCAGTATGATGACACTGGCAAGATCATTCCAAGCTATACGGCTGAAAACCGTAACGGCAATCTCGTTCTTGGCGGCGTTCAGCCAACGATGGATGAGAATGGCAAGCCAACTGGCGAAGAGGTAACATTCGGCGGTCAGGTTACGATCCTCGATAAGACCGGCAAGTATCGTCTCGGCATTTCTAACGATAGCCTTGACTATGACTTGGCCTTCACCAATGGCCCGAATATCAAAGCAGGCTTCCTGCCATTTGTTACTAATGTCGTTGGCGAAGTTGTTAGCGTTGCATTTGGTTCGCTTGTTGATGCAATTGGCTATGCAACGGGCAAGAAGCTTGGCGTTGTTCAAGTTGGCGGCAACATCGACGTAGATAGCAAGGGCGTCATCAGCGTTAAGACGGCTGACAAGTCAAACCTTGGTCTGATGATTGCGGGTGACAATCTTAACGTGAACAAGGGTGTTGTTACGCCTGCGATTGCGACAACGGAAAGCCTCGGCATTGTTCAAATCGGCAAGGGCTTAGAGGTTGACGCAAATGGCGTGATTAACACGACTGACGCAGTTGGCTTCTTAAACCGCAGGGTTTTTGAAAATAACACTTACGTTCAAAAGGAATATGATTGGACGCTGCCAGAGGGCGTCGAATATTTCCGAGTGACTGTTGTTGGCGGCGGCGGTGTTGGTGGCGGCTGGTCAAAAAATGCTAACGAAGGTTCCGGCGGCGCTGGCGGCGGCGGCGGTGCTTATGCCCGTTCAATGTTCTACGGCTACAAGTTTAAGGCTGGTGATGCGTTTAAGGTTGGCGTGGGTTGTTCCAATTACAACAATGCTGGCGATGGCACACAGAGTTATTTCCGTCTTACGAGTAAGGCGTCATCGTATCTTTACTGCGAGGGCGGCAAAGGCGGCGAAACTGGCTATGTCCAAGATGGCGCTAAGAAAGGCTTCACAAAACCGGGAGATGGCGGTCAACCAAAAACCGAGGGCTTTGACAGCACAGTAATGTTCAATCTTGACGCTATTTCCGGCGGCAATGGTTTGCCGGGACTGAGTGTTAATACGCCACAAGGCGCAAAAACTGTTGGTGGCGCTGGCGGTAGTTCT